TTAAATATGATAGTTAAAAACGAGTCTCATATTATTGAAAAAACATTAAATAATTTATGTTCAAAAATTATTTTTGATTATTGGGTAATATGTGATACAGGTTCAACAGATAATACAAAAGAAATCATTCAAGATTTTTTTAACGAAAAGAAAATACAAGGCGAACTGCATACGGACGAATGGGTTGATTTTGGTCACAATCGAACACTTGCCTTAGAAAAAGCGTTTAATAAAACAGATTATTTATTGGTATTCGATGCGGATGATGAAATGATAGGTGATATTATTTTCCCAAAAAATATGTTTGAATACGATTCATATATGTTATGTTTGAGGTCAAACTCAATCATTTATGAAAGAACAATATTAATTAATAATAGAAAAAAATGGAGATTTAATGGCGTATTACACGAGTATATTGAATGTTTAGAAAAATGCAATTCTACAAGTTTAAATGGCGATTACTATATAATTTCTGGTAAAACTGGTAATAGAAGTAAAGATCCAGAAAAATATATAAAAGACGCATTAATTCTTGAAAAAGCTTATAAAACATCATTAGATAACAATGATGATAACTATATGCGTTATTCTTTTTATTGCGCAAATAGTTATAAAGATGCGAATGATATAAATAATGCGGTAAAATGGTATAAAAATACATTAAAACTAAATAATTGGTATCAAGAAAAATATATATCTTGTATGAGATTATATGACTTGTACGATAAACAAAACAAAATGGAAGAAGGAATATATTATTTAATAGAATCTTATAAATATGATAATACACGTGTAGAAGGAATATATAATTTAATAAAATATTATTGTATACAAAAACAAGATATAGTTTCATATAAATTTTATGAATTAATTCAAAATTATTATGAAAACGATTACATAAATGATAATTTTTCTAAAAAATTATTTGTAAATGAACGTGATTACTCTTTTTTTTTACCATATTACATGATTATTGTTTGTGAAAGATTAAAAAAATACGATATAGGGTTAAAAATGTTTGATATTATTTTTACAAAAAAAAATGTAGATGTTGGAGAATGGTGGATAAAAAATTTGGTATTCAATTTACAATTTTTCATAGAAAAAAATAAAGATATTTCATTTGCGTTTAAATGGAGAGAATATTTATCATTAATAAATCAAAAAAGTTATGATATTGATAAAAATTTGGTAAATAATTATGAAATTTATAACGTATCAAATTTTATTGAAATATATTCAAAAGATAAAAATGATGATAAAAATGATGATACAAAAAATATAGTCATTGCGATACTCGCAAAAGATAAAGAAAATGCGTTGCCTTTTTATTTAAAGTGTATTTATAATCAAAGTTATAATAAAAAAAATATACATTTATATATTCGTACAAATGACAATACAGATAATACAAACTTCATATTAACAGAATTTATAGAAAAATATGGTAATGAATATGCTTCAGTATATTTTAATGATACTAGTATATCAGAAAAATTAAAACAATATTCAAATCATGAGTGGAACGCTTATAGATTTAATATACTTGGTAAAATTAGACAAGATTCAATAGATTATGCGGATAAATTAAATGCCCATTATTTTGTTGCTGATTGTGATAATTTTATTATACCTACAACAATTGAAGAATTATTTAAAAATAAAGATGTTGGGGTAATATCGCCTATGTTAAGAACAGGATTGAACAATAAGTTTTATTCTGATAATAAGTTTTATTCTAATTATCATTATGACGTAACCGAAAATGGTTATTATAAAAAAAATGACAAATATTTCAAAATTTTAAATAATGAAATTACTGGTTTAATTCGGGTGTGTTGCGTTCATTGTGTATATTTAATACCATATAAATTTTTATCTTTTGTAAAATATATTGATAATAGCAACCGATACGAATATGTTATATTTAGCGATATGTTAAGAAAACAAAATATTCCACAGTATATTGATAATACAAATAAATATGGTTATTTAACATTTGTTGAAAACAAAGAGGATTTTGAGGCAGAACATGATTGTAATAAAACGTTATATGCATTTTAATTATTTATTCTCTTAGTAAAGAATATTTAGAAATGAAAAACATATTATTAGATTATCATAAAAATTTTATTTTATAGAATCAGATGAAAATGCTATAAATGATGTAGAATTAAATATTATTATTACCGTAAAAAATGAAACGCTCCTTAATTTAACATTTATAATCGGCATTTGAAATGTTAAAAGATGTAAAATTGAAATTTGTCCTAATTTTTATAATACTTAAAATACCATTTAAAAAAATAGAATAATTATATTATATGACTACCGATAATATTAACGTTGTATTTTCTCTTGAAGATGATTCGAACGCAGCTCTGGATCAATGTGGCGACGAAGCCCTGAATGAATGGTTGAGTAAACACGTTGATAATATAGATATGTATCACGACATTATGGTTTCGCACACGATTAACTATACTGAAAACTATACTATCAAGGATTTATTATTAATTTGTGATTATTATGGTTGCTCAAAAGGGCTGAAATCTAAAAGACGTACTAAGGAGGACATTGTTAATTTTTTAGTAGCGTTTGAAACGAATCCATCAAATAATGATATTGTTTGTAAGAGGAAGAACGTCTGGTTTTATATTGGCGAGTTAAAGAATGATAAGTTTATGAAGAAGTATGTGTTGTGGTAGAATTGAGTTTTTATTGTTTTTCGTCGGTTTTATTATATGTTTCGCAATAAATATATAATAAATATAAAATATTATGGTAAAATATAAATGGTATTATCAAAAATAAATAGTAGCGTAAGTTATCACGAACTAAAAAGCGTTGATTCCGATGATTTAAAAACAGAAGCCAGTTTGTATCAATTAGAAATTAAAGGCGTCGATCTAATTATTGCGGTTGGTGGTGCGAAAAATACATTTGAAAATAAGAATATAGTTTATTTCCCCATTTATTTAGTTAAACACAATAATAAGGTTGTACAAATCGGTTTGTATGAAATAGAGGCCTCGAATTATTTATCATACATTGATGATAAGAATAACCTTGATGTTGAAAAGATGGATTATCCTCTTGTATATTCTTTCGCAACTAAGGAATTCTTACATAAACTTAGATTACAACCGGACGTTCCGCTTAGAAGGGTCGCAGATAAAGAGGCTGATAAAGAGGCTGATAAAGAGGACGAAAAAGATGATAAATCTGATAGCGACGAAGAAGCGGATGAGAATGTAGAATATAACGAACATTATGAGATCCCCAAGGAGAGAGAAGATATATTTGTTATGACGAAAGGAATCCCGCTACCACCATTGCTAAAAGAGGAGACCAAACAGGCTGCTAAAACTATTAGAGAGAAATATCACAGAGCTCCTGATGATAGCTGGATAGAACAGTTTATGGAAAATAATAACTACACTCTTACTGACAACGAAGGCGGAGGTGACTGTTTATTCGCAACTGTTCGCGACGCATTTTCAAGCATTGTACAGCAAACATCCGTGAATAAACTCAGGAAAAAGTTGGCATCTGATGCCACTCAAGAGGTTTTTTTGAACTATAAAGAACACTTTGATATGTACACCGCTGAATTAATCAAACAGACAAATACCATAAAAGAATTAGAAGGGTTATATGTTTCGCTTAAAAAGCGCTTTGCGGAGATTATTGATCGAAATGAACAGAAGATAATTTCCGTTGAGGCGAAGAATGTAAAAACGGAACACGACAGACTTGTTAAAGAGAAAAAAGTTACAGCTGAAATGCTGAAGGAATTTAAAATTATGAAGGGTGTTGATTCACTTGACGCATTCAAGAGTAAAATCACCAAGTGTGAATTCTGGGCTGACACGTGGGCCATCTCCACATTAGAGAGAATATTGAATATAAAATTTATTATCATGTCTAGTGAGCTTTATAGGGGCGGAGACCTTAAAAATGTTCTACAATGCGGGCAATTAAACGATAGTATATTAGAAAGTCGCGGTAGATTTACGCCGGAGTTTTATATCATTATCGATCACACTGGAACGCATTATAAGCTTATTGGGTATAAGAAGAAACTTATATTCAAATTTTCCGAAATTCCATATGACATAAAGAAGCTAATTGCGGAACGGTGTGTTGAAAAGAACGCGGGCCCTTTTTCGATTATTCCTGATTTTCAGAAATTTAAAACGGATAATGTTAAAACGCCTACAAAAGAGCCGGAGTATGAAGACATTAGTGAAGGCAAACTGAGAGGGTTGTATAACGATGATGTTGTATTCCAATTTTACTCTAAATCAGTAGATAAACCTCTTCCTGGAAAGGGAAGTGGAGAGAAAATACCAAATGAAAGGATGAAGGAGTACACGGAGTTAGCTACTATTCCACAATGGCGTAAAAAATTGTCGAATTTTTGGGTAGAACCATTTACCCTAGATAACCATAAGTGGGCAACAGTTGAACATTATTACGAGGGATCCAAATTTAAGACAGGTCATCCTGATTTTTATTTGAGTTTCTCTCTTGATTCAGGAACAGACATGTCAAAGGATCCGCTAATGGCAAAGGGAGCTGGAAGCAAAACAGGCAAGTACAAGGGAGAACTTTTGCGGCCTGTTGAAGTATCCGTTGACGGTGATTTTCGGGGACAGAAAAGCAAAAAGGCGATCTATGACGCACAACACGCAAAGTTTACACAGAATGAAGAATTGAAGGCCCTTTTGTTGGCGACAAATGACGCAAAGTTAGTGCATTTTGTAAAAGGAGTAGAGCCAGACGTGTTTGACGAGCTCATGTTAGTTCGCGATAAAATTCGACGCGAGAAAATAGTGTAATTATGCGCTTTATAATAAAATAATGTTTTTCAATATTTTATCATAATAATTTACCTACAGAACGGTAGGCAGCATCCTTTAATGCTAAGCACGGATTGAAAGCTCAATAAGCTAACACACGAATCAATCAAACAGTCGATTTGATTTATAAAGATGTCTCTCATTGGTTCCGCAACGGGGATTTGTTCATCCAATATCAAAAAATGTGATATAAATTTAAGAACCTCCGCACAAATTGTCGCCTTTGCTTGGGTATCAAAATTGAACTCCTTTATGCTATTTACAATTTCATACAAATTCTGAATGATAGAAATGAAATGAGGAATATCATTCGAATCAATTTTACCATCACTGATTACCTCCATTAGAGAATGTTTAATATTATCTAACGCTCCCGGTGATGAAGAAACAATAGACAATAACATATTAGACGCATTTTTGCTGAGAATAACCTTCATGTATTTCTTTGAATTAACAGCTTCTGCGATCAAATCGGCAAGAGTTTTTGCGGCCGTTTTAGAAAGCGAGTCTGCCATATCAGTTACGGTTTTTACAGCATCTTGTGCGACTGCTGTTGCTTGTTCTACGGCTGCTGTTGCTTGTTCTAAGACTTGTTCCGTTACAGCCGTGATTTGTTCTGTTGCTGCCGCGACTTGCTCCGTTACTACCGCTACTTGTTCGGTAACTAATGAAACCGCCGAATCCTTGGCGATTGCGACTTGCATCGTAATAGCACCAACTTCATCTGTTAACATATCAGTTACTTCGGTTTGCGTATTAGAAATATTTTCAGCGGCGAGCGCAAGTGCTTCTGTCACCGTCTCAACTAGAGGCACAACAACGTTTTCAACGCCACCTTCGGATGTAACAACGGGTGCTTGCGGTTCAACGACCTTCTTCTTTCTTTGTTGAGGGGGCATTTTACAATATGTAAATATTTTGTTTTTAAGTATTTACCGTATTTAACATTTACACCCAGAAGATATTATTTCGCCCCTAAACAATTACTACCATTGCTGTCTACTTTCGAGGTAGAATTATTTGCGCAACACCCATATCGCGTGCCAGCACATCCGCCAATTTGTTTTGGAGGCGCCGTTTCTGGGTGTAAAGGATATCCGGGTCCGGGTCTATACCCCGGGCAATTAGTTCCATAAAAATTCACTCTGGAGTTTACACCATCAGGACAGCAACCAAACGTGGTTTGTGAACAATTTCCTTGTTGATCGTTATGATTTACAACAACAGTTATATTATTCAAAAGAATCAATATGAAAAGAATAATTGCTAAAATGATAATTGTCGAGCTATCCATATATATCTATTTACAAAATTATTAAGATTACAAAATTATTAAGAAAAATATAATAAAAATTAATAACGGAATATAATAAGAATGAAGGTATCTAATCAAACTAAACAAATGATGTCGTTTTTTACAAAAAACAACCATATAAACATAATCAAACAAACCAAACGAACCGATGGCATACTTACTGAATTATATGGCGATATTTGTGAGGCCCGCAAGTATTTAGAAAGTGTCAAGAAACGAGATGGTTATTATAATATTACAACCAGAAAAATTGAAACTGCTAGTCAAATTCCAATGCCTAAATATTTCAATTCAAATAGTTTCCCAGAGACGGTTCGCAAGCATATTGAACAGTTTGCGGCTACAGAGATAACCTATACATTTTCTCTCTTTAACCGTAAAATAACTCTTATTTTTGTAGTAGAAGATGAAGAACATCACATTAAGATCGAGACGTTTAGTAAATATGTTGATGCGATTGTAATGTGGCTCTACATATTAAATCAATATGCTTCCAAACAATGTGCCGAGTCACTGGTAAGCTATTTTTATTTTACTTCTCTCACCAAGAAACTCCCTAGTTCAAATATTTCTATACTCGATGAAATACATGTGAACACCGCATTCACGCGCACGTGTCCAAGAGAGTCAGAAATAATTGTATTCAGAAAAGAAGAGTGGTTCAAGGTATTTATCCACGAAACCTTTCATAACTTCGCATTGGATTTTTCGGATATGAATAATGACACAGTTCACAAGTGTATATTAAACATATTCAAGGTCAAATCAGATGTGAATTTATACGAATCGTATACCGAGTTTTGGGCGGAAATAATGAACGCTCTGTTTTGTAGCTATTTTTCAATAAAAGATAAGGCGAATGTTACTGATTTTCTCTCTACTGCTGAGTTCTTTATTAATTTTGAAAGAACATATAGCTTTTTCCAGTTAGTAAAAACTCTGGACTTTATGGGACTTTCATACAATGATCTATATTCGGATACACAGTATAGTTCGATACTTAGAGAGAATTTATACAAGGAAAAGACAAATGTCCTATCATATTACGTCATTAAAAATGTACTTATAAATAGCTATCAGGATTTTTTGTTTTGGTGCCAAAAAAATAATTACTCCATCTTACAGTTTAATAAAACAATAAGAAATCAGACGGCATTCTGTAATTTTATTGAAAGTAAATATAAAACACATTCTATGTTAAATGGTGTTGCCGAAACTCAACTATTTTTAAATAAAATCTCAGCCAAACAGCATAGTCCAAATATAAAATACATGATGAACAATTTGCGAATGAGTATTTGTGAATTAGGCTAATTCAGATGCGTAGGTTATTTTATTATGTGTCGTACAATATTTGGTCTCACATACGATCTGTCTGCCGCATTTTTTACCAGATTTGTTTAACACACAGCAAATATATTTATAGCTGCCATTTCCAATTTGTTTTTTATTTAATTTCCACATCCTACTTGCTTCATCGAAGTCAATATCTACTTCGTAAACAGCCACCGTGGTAGGAACCCAAGCGCTTCTAGTTTGATCTTTAGTTTGACTTCTAGTCTGCATCATACGTGATTTTGATCTATGGACTATGAACCCGCACGGTTTCATTTTTTTTTAAAATAAAATTGACATTGTTTTATTTGATATAATAAAACAATACAACTACGAATACAAAGATGGGAATCCGGCATTTAAATAAGTTCTTTCGGGAACACGCACCAAGTGCGATTAAATATATTAACTTGTGTGAATTGTCAGGCAAGAAGATTGCGGTAGATATCAGCATTTATATGTATAAGTATGCCTCTGACGAGGTTCTTATTGAAAATATATACTTAATGTTGTCTGTGTTCAAATATTATAACATAACACCTATATTTATATTCGACGGCAAACCTCCCGCTGAAAAAAAGGAACTATTACAGAAGCGAAGGCAGGACAAGAAGAGCGCGGAAGAACAGTATAATAGTCTGCGGGCTTTGCTGGAAAATAATATAAATATGGATGATGCTGAAAAGCAGGAAATAATATCTAATATGGACATGCTAAAAAGAACGTTTGTTCATATTAGTAAAACTGACATCGAGGCGGTGAAACAGCTAATTCGCGCGTATGGAGCAACGTATTATGATGCTCCCGGCGAGGCAGATGAGTTATGCGCATTGTTATCAATTAAAGGTAGGGTTTGGGCGTGTTTAAGCGAAGATATGGACATGTTTGTTTATGGATGTCCCCGCGTAATAAGATATCTAAGCCTGTTAAAACACAGTGCGGTTTTATATGATATGAACGGAATTCTGGGTAATTTAGATATTACTCAGCAAAACTTGAGGGAAATTTGTATATTATCAGGCACCGATTATAATGCCGAAGTTTGTGCTGAGAACGAAATGCACAGTCTTTACGATAATATGAAATATTTAAAAAATTATAGGAAGGATAAGGATAACTCTTCAATGGAATTCTGTAATTGGCTTGGAGAGAAGACAAATTATAAGGTCGATATGGATACATTGTTAAAAATAAATGATATGTTTGATTTAAGTAACACTCATTTTAATATTAAGAAATTTGAAAAAATTAAAATTACCAATTGTGCAGTTCAAAGAAAAGAGTTGAACGAGATTTTAAGACGAGATGGATTTATATTTCCTGTGACATAACTCAGGAAATATAGTAGAACTTTTATTAATAAATTTGTAAAAATATAAGAATATTAACTGATTACATGTTTTCTTATTATTTTTTTTCGAGGACATTTTGCGTCAAGTTCGTCGCACACGGCGGGTGATTCGCACATTTTACGTCGCGCTTCTTCATCGGCTTTTTCATCGGCTTTTTCATCGGCTTCATCCATAAATAAATAGAGTTTCCCTTCTATACATATATCGTCCCACATTAAAGTATCTATAACGGCTTCATTATTATTGTCGACACGGCCAATCCAAACTCCAGCCAATCCGCCTTCCTCACTCCATTCGTTTTTAACCCAGCAATTCGGATATTTGAGTATTAAACTTTCAAGCCATTCAAAATCCGGGTTCCACGCACTCCACATATCAAATATGATGCCGCGACGTCCCCTCTTTTTCATTTCTACTGTTTCGTTATAAATATATTCATCATTCTTTTTGTGTTGTATTTCATTCATAACAAGACTGTTAAGCTCATCAGGGTCCGTTGGGTTTTCGCAGACAATCGTTATGTGATTCCAACAATCATTTGGCATTTTATAAATTTATTAATATTAAGTTTTTAAATCTTTTGTAATAAAATGACTAATTTTATTTCATTAAAAATAAGTGTTTTGTTTTAGTAATAAAAAAATAATTTTCTCTAGATTATCATTTTTACAAAATTAAATTTTAATTGAAGGATAAATAGGGTCTATTTCGGTTTTAACCCTATTTATATCTGTTTCGGGTCTTATTATTACAACAAATCGCAATGTTTCTTTATTTGTAATGTCTACATAACAAGGATAATAAGTTCTCCATGTTTTTTCTCCATTGTTTGTTCCATACGCGGTTGGAACCTTCAATATAGAACTTGTTAGGGAGACCACTTCTTTTTTACGATTTAGTGAAGTTTCCTTAAACCCTTCGGAATTGTTTTTTGTTGCTCTATAATCATAACCAAGCCGTTTACATATTTCCCTTACTGTTATTTCATTATCATATACACGATACTTATTTTCATCTACTTTTACTTCAGCTTGATTTTCAGTTTCTAAATTATTAATTCCACTAACATTTTTGGGATTTACTTTTGTTGCCTTAGAAGTTACACTACCTTTGCCATTTGAATTCACACGAGACGACTTATACTTTGAAGTACTAAAATCACAATCATTATTAAACCACTCTACATATTGTTCGATTGCTCCTTTATCACAATAATGTAAAGGTCGCAAATTAACGTCTACTTGGTCACCTGAATATTCATAATTATCACAATCTCTAGCAGCGAGCGATTGCGCGGTAACTGAAACATCGCGTTTTTTGGGGATTTGTTCATAAGTTGCTCCGATGTGCTGCCTAGAAATTCTTTTTGATGCCCTCCAAAATCCTTTAACCATTATAAGTGTATGTTTTTGAGGAGGCTTTTTCATTAAATTGTCTATGTCATCAATTCTTTCGTCTGAATTATGATCTAAGGAATCCCAGTCTAATTCATCGCATACGGTTTCTAAAATACTTTTTTTAACTGGATCTAATAATCTAAATATAAAATATTTTTTTGTAGTATTTTTATATCTTTCATCCAAAAACTCTAATAATTCAAAATAATCATCTACCTCATCCAAATTAGGAGCATCTAAAATGCGGGTTTCTTCTAACATTATTTCAAACCCTTTATATGACGGACCTGGTTGAATTTTTATAATAGCACATTTTGTTCCCCATTTTTTATAATCGTTTAATACAGCATCAGGAGTTGCAGATATATCAAGCATTTTTATATTTCTCATTTCTAAAACATTTACATCTAAAATACCAGCGTCCTTCAATGTTTTTGCTATTGTCATTTTAATTCCTGATGCTATATGACATTCATCTGGTATAATCAACGCATCTTTTATAGTTCGTAATTTATCTATTTGTTTAATTAGATTTTGTCTATGATATATATTATCTTTAAATGCTGGCAATACACTATTTTTAAACTGTTGTTCCCAATCATTATCTGACATGCCGGTGCAATTAATAATGTTTTCAGAATATATTATTTCTTCGTCATTCGGATTAGTTGCCATGTGAATCATAACTGCTTGAGCTGTTCCAGTTTTACCTGTTCCAGGTTGAGCTATTAAACAAACGGCAACCGCGCCATTTTTAAAAGCGTCTATACATTTATTAGCGGCCTCTTGTTGGTTTGGATAGATAAGTTGTTTCCCATCTACTTCTAAATATTCCTGTTTGTCGTGTATACTTTTTAAAATATTCTCTCTTTGTTGCCTTTTTTTTATTGCTTCTAATTTTTTTTCCCTTTCATTTTTAGTTGTTTTTATAATTTTTTTATCTCGTCTTACTATAACCTTTCTGGGTTTATTTACAGGCATGATATATTCTTCTGAATCTGACATTCCACTAGTTATTATAGTTGTGTTATACACTTAGTTTATCAATTCAATTTTTTTTATAAAGAAGTCGGGGTTAATTATTTGCCGTCTAAATAAATACAGGTTCGTCAATATTAACAAACGTTCCAGACGAAAATTGCGGGGTCTGTTCAAACGACGATGTTTTCAATTTGTCTCTCATTGTTTTAATAAGTTCTCTCCAATTACAGTTTGACTTCTTCTCTTTTAAAGATTCTAATAGAGACCACGTTAGCGCTCCAGATGCCTTGTTATTGATAATAGCATCCGCGCTTGTTTGATTATCTGTGCTTCCGCTAATCATAAACACGCTACCGAGCGTATCTAGTTGTTTGTCGTTTTCGGTGTATTTTTCATAATCAAGACTGTCTAAATATTGATACTTCAAATCTAAAACTGAACCACTGAAACAGCTGTCAAACATTGCGAACAATGTAACCTTGGGCTTTAAAAAGGTCTGTATCAATGATTTCAATTCGTCATCAAGAATTCCATGTAAATCACATGACACAATTAGTTCATCATAGCCGTCTTTTTCATCTCCATTTCTGTCTAATACGTAGGATCCGTGTCCACTATATAAGAAAAACAATAAATCTCCCTGTTTTGAATTAACTAGAAGATTTTTGAATTCCAATAATATATTAGCCCGTGTCGCCTTTTTAGAAGTTAAATCAGTAAGAACATTGATGTCTTTGAATCCATTTGCTGTTATTCTCTCTTTAACTGATTCTACATCATTGATACAGCCATACAATTCATCTGTTGTCCCTGTATAATTAATCCCTATTAGTAGAGCCTTTTTATTGCCATTAATAATAATCGGCAGCGGGACATATTTTTCAATAGCTATTTTATTTTGATTAAATATAGCTGATAGTGTGTTAACGTCTTTATAATATTGATTGACAGCATTATTTATAAGTTGTTGTTTATTTATAGAAGTAATTCGCGCTCTCTGAATACTAGTAACAACGTTTACCAAATTGGAATATAAACGCGCGCAATCCGCATTATATTTTTGTCGCAAATATGCGAGCCGGTTTTGTCGAAAAATTGTTAGTTCGGTGGGAATAATATCTTTCATTTGTTTCAAATCAGAATCCGTATCTAATGGAACAACATAATCGGTTTTCCAGCTATAAGTGTATACAATGCCATCTGTAGTTTGGTTGGTCGAATGTGTAGAATAAGATATAGCATACTTGTTAATTGTCCCGGTTATATTGAGACTGCCAAAGTTATTATCGGTAAATAATGAGTTTTGAACTCTATTATTATTTATATCGCCTGTTCGTGGAGAAGAACCAATTGCTGAGCATCTGATTTCTCTAATAATTAAATTACCACTTGTACATTTGTATTCCGAAACATCTGAAAAATGACTGTCTCCACATAAAAAACATACGTTTCTTAGCCCCAACGATATAATGCCGTCTAGGATTTGTTGTCTTTCACTTGGACAATATAAAAATGTAGAGAGTCCTTGTTGTCCAAACATGGATTTACCAATTAATATAAAACAAAGAGCATCTTTACCGTATGATGTTAAAACGTTAGAGAGAGATTGTAACAAGAATTGAAGCTGAGATTCTCCTAAGATAGATAAAAATAGGTTATTATCAATCCCGGTGGGGTTTGATTTTCTACAGCTAACATCATCTAATGTAATAAATGTAATATCCTTAGTAATTCTAACGTCTGCTCTATATTCACGAGAGACTTCTGAAATTGTGGGAAAATTAGCATTTAACGAATTTCTTAGGATATTAATTAGAGGGGCGTCGCGCGACCCATCATTGCGCGATAATTCGTGGTCATCATTACAAACAAGCCAAGAATGATTTGAGAATATTCCGGTCAAACGTTCATACTCTCTTAATTGTGAATACCCCGCTTGAATTGCCATACCCGAAGTTATATTTAATGGCTCTAGATAAACAATGTCTCCGGTAGAAATAATATAATCTGCCGATATATCCTTAGCAATCTGGGTTAGTTTATTATACAATTCAGGTAGTTTTGGCGCAGGATATCTATAACCAGGAAGTGTCGCACAACTTATTAGCATACAATTTAAATTAATAGAATTCTTAAGGTTTCTTTGCGAATAACTGTAGTCGTTAAAGTTTTGTATTTTATGGTGCTTATAAAATATTATTTTTGTATCTGTTTTAATTACAATGTATACATCTATGGGTCTATTTTGTTGAATCATTTTTTGAAACGGACCAAAAGTAATATTAGCATAATTATTATATTGTACAGTTTGCGCTCCCATGTCTGTTTTATAAGCAACGCAATCGTCTATAAAATAAAAATATGGGCGAATTGTACATTGTTTAGAAAACCAAAAATTAAATGAAACGCTAAATACATCATCTAAAAATTTTGTAGGTTCGTATGATATAAATTCCTTGTCAAAATAAGTGGCATAAAAATCGTTCTTATGTAATCTTTGTAATATTTTTTCGTTCATATGTACACTATTGCCTCGCACATTTTCTTTAAAACCGTTCATTGACTTTGATGTGGATTCTCCCACTTGAGTATTTTCTTCGCCAGACATAAAATCGCAGTTAAACGCGGTGTCGTCTGAATCATTGTTCAAACAATCCTCTATCATCCTTTATATTATAATATATTATATAATGTTATTTGTTAAACATTATATTAGTTGAGCATTTAGGTAAGTATTTGAATTATATATCCTACAAATTATGTAGTCCTTTGCGGACCATATAATTTTTATTTTGTTTTGGTTATTTTATTTTGTTTTGGTTATTTTGTTTTTATTTTATTTTATTTTAATTGGATTGATTGCTTGATTTAAGCAGTGGTGGTCTCAGCCTTGACTGCCTTGGCAAAGTGAGGAGACATATACTTCTGGAGGTTGAAGTAGGTGAGCTCGTCAGTCTTGTTCAACTTGAGAAGAGTCGCAAGCTTGGAGTCAGGGTTGATCTTGCGACCATTGTCCTTGTCCTGG